ATGCACATGGGACGTCAACTCTTGCGAGTGGAGTTGGAGGACATCTCGGCTCGCTTCGACGTAGACCCGGTCGCCGGTGACGATGTTGTCGACGACGTCACGACTCAGGAGAGCTACTACCTTCAGTTCTCTGCCGCCCTCCGCGCGCAGGCGGCGGAGATGGCGCGCTACTACCAAATCTTCTACTGCCTCGAGAATGAGATTCGCGACATGATCGAGTCGCAACTGGAGGAGGCGCACGGGGAGAAGTGGTGGGACGAGCACTGCCCTGAGAGTGTAAAGACGGCAGTGGACAACAACAAGAAGCGCGAGCAGGACAACGGCGTCACGCTACGATCCTCACACCCGATCGACTACACGACGTTCGGTGAGCTCGGCGAGATCCTAAAGGTCAACTGGGACATTTTCGGCGCCACCTTCAACAGCAAACGGGGTGTCGAGAAGGTGCTGAGCAGCCTCAACCTCCTCCGTGGGCCAATCGCCCACTGCGCGCCGCTCGCCGAGGACGAGGTTGTGCGCCTCCATCTCGCTGTACGGGACTTCTACCGTCTGATGGAGTGAGCAACCCTGCGTACAGCAGGAGGCCTTTCGGATCCCCACCCTATTTCACGCAACGACAGAGCCCCGGCGGATCCTTTGATCCACCGGGGCCTCGACTGTCGGGATGACAGGATTTGAACCTGCGACCCCTTGACTACCTCGACGGGTGCGACAAGGAACGACACCCGCCGACACTGGACGACACTTTCGCTGCCTGACCGGGGGTAATCTCTGCCGTGGGAGCGACAATCGCCGACACCGGGCGACACCGACGTCATCCGACATGTGAGACGAATGTGAGACATCAGCCCGCGTGGCGGCGCGTCTGCTCGGCTCGCGCGCGCTCCCGACACCGCCGCAGACGGGATGCCAGCATGGGTCGCGCCTCGAGTGCCTCGCGTGTCGATCGCTCGATTCAGAATCTGGAAGTACCGCGCAGGCGTGACGCCGAACCGCGCGCGGATTGCCTCATCCTTGCGCGCCGACCATCGCGGCCACTGCTCCTCGAAGTCGAGCAGCTCCGTCACCTCGATGCTCGCCATGTGGACAGTCTGCGCGGGGCCTCCGACATCCGGACTACGCTCCCCCGCGTGACCCTGCCTCCGCCGATCGCGTGCCCCCGGTGCGGGACGGTGATCGCCGCGACGTGGTGCCACGCGTGCCGCGTGCACGTCATCCCACGCGGATCGCCCCGTCAGGACGCAGGCGGCGTTCCGAAGTAGATCCGCTCCCCCGTGTTCCGCATCGTCACGAGCACCTGGCCAGCGGTCACACCCTCCGGCACGACCTGCACATCCGAGAACCGCGCGGTGGCCGGCGCGTACATCTCCGCGATGTTCACGATGTTCTCCTCGGGACCGCCGACGCCGAACGCGATCGCGTTGTAGGTGTTGCCGTCGGAGCCCACGACCGCGAGCTCGAGGTCGTAGCCGGGTGCCATCGGGGTGTCGAGCAGACGCTCAAGGGTGCCGGTGTAGCCGACGAACGTCGTCCCCGCCTCGGGTCGCGAGGGCGCCAGGTAGGACTCGTCGTCACCGTACTTCTCGACGGCCGCGGCGAGGATCTCGGCGCTCATGTCGCGGGGCTGGTCGATCGTCACCTTCCAGGCGGGTCCGCCAGCCTCACCGATGTCCTCGAAGGTGTACGCCTCGCCGAACGGCACCGGGTTCTGTCGCGTGCCCGCCGGCTCCGCCGCCGCTTCCTGCGTCGGAGTCGGCTGTGCCTCGGCGGTCGGTGCGGACTCTGCTGGCGCGGTATCCGCCGCCCCGCACCCCGTCAGCAGCAGCCCCATCGCCGCTACCCCCGCGAACCATGCCCCCGTGCGTTTCATGGTCGAAGCGTAGCCTGTCGGTGCCGCCGCGTACGCTGTTCCCCTCGGCCGGGGAAGGGGACCGGTCTATGGGCTCGACGAAGGTCACAGACGAGAAGCTGCAGCTGACGCTCACACGGGTCGCGCCATGCACGCTGCCGATGCAGGCGTTCGGCCCGCAGCCTGTCGAGTGGTTCCCGGCGCCGCGGCCGGTGTGGGTGTGGGTGCAGTGGCGTGACCGGCCCGCAGAGCGTGTCCCCGGTGTCGCGCGGGGTGCGAACGACCGGGTCGTGATGATCGCGGTCGACGTCCGCGGGGACCACTGGGAGCCGGTCGTGTGGCGCAACGCGGTGACGGTGCGCACGTGAACGACGAAACGCCCCCGGCGTCCCGCTCCGAAGAGTAGGACGCCGGGGGCGTTGTTGCGTCACGGGGTGCCCGCGTACGCCTTCTGATTCGTCTCGTTCGCGCCGCGGGTGGTGGAGTCGTGAACGGCGTGAACCTCTGCGAACTCCGCGATCAGACCCGTCCAGAACGGTGTCGTCGCGCGCGGGTTCGCGCCCAGGCCAGCCGCGTCGAGGGTGATCGCGGACGGTCGCGTGTACGCCTCAGAGTAGAGCTGTGCCCCATTGAGGCGACCGGTGAGGTTCGACCCACTGTCGATCACGGTGATCTGCGCACCCGTCGCAGTGAACGCGGCAGGCAGGTACCCGGTGCCGTTCTGTGCCCGGATGACCGTGGAGGCGTCGTTGCGGATCAGCGCATCCAATCGACCATCGGAACGGTTCGACACGATCGGCCGGTAGTACGGCACCGACGAGGACGCACGACCCTCACCGAACAGCACCCCACCCTGTGCCGGTGCTGTCGGCGACATCGCGACCGTGTAGAACGTGGCCGACCCGTCGTTGTACGCGCCGACCGCCGTCGACACGAGGACATCGTCCACACCGTCGAACCGGACTGCGGGCTTCCCGTTCACGGTCAGCACCGCACCGGATTCGACGATCTTCGGTTGCGCCGCGGCCGTCGACTGCGTGAAGTGGCGACCGTTGCCGGTCTGGTCGTACCAGGTGACGACGAAAGCGTCGCCGCCACCGGATGCCGTGATGAGCGCAGCCAAGTCGAGCCCACCACCCGACGTCGCGGAGATGTCGGTCTCGACGTTGTCGGATGCTCGGCGCACGCGGACCAGCGGACCCGTGTAGCCGGATACCGCCACGCGCAGCGACACCACACGCCAGAACGTTCCCGTCAGCGGGCCGACCCCGAGGGTGAACTGCACCGCCTTGTTCGAGGACCCGAACGTGGTCGACACCATGAGCCGGAAGTCGTGCAGCGCCGCCGACAGACCCGTGATCGTCTTCGACGTGCCCGACTGCGGGGTGCCCAGCGTCCAGGTCGACGACGACGCGAGCTTGTAGTCCACCCGGTACGTCTGCGCGAGCGGGTTAGCCGCCCACGACACCGCCACCTGGCCCGCGCCGGTCTGCGACACCGCCGGCGTGGGAACATCCGTCGCCGCGACCAGCACAACATTCGCCCATTCGGACTGTCCGAGTTCGTTCACCGACGCGATACGCACCTCGACGATCGACCCCGACGGGATGCCCGTCCGGGTCTGCACCGTGTTCAGGTACGAATCCCCCGTGGCGGACACGGTGCGCGACTCGGTCGTCCAGTCGCCGGAGTCGATCCCGCGGGTCTGCACGACGTAGGACGTGACACGCCCAGCAGGTGCGTCCCATTCGACGCGTAGCGTGCCCGAGTCGAGGGTGGGGCGCACGTTGCGCGGCGGCAGGGGCAGCACCCCGGGCACGTTCGCCAGCGCCCGCAGGTACGCGTCCCAGCGCCGCAGCCCGTTGATCCGCTGTCCGCCCGCCGTGTAGTGCACGGTGCCGCCGTCGGCCTTCACGAACCCCGACGCGCCGTACGCGAACCCGGAGTACAGCAGTCGGCGCGGGGTGTCGATGTGGACCGCGTTGATCCCGAGACGGAACGACGTCGCCCCGACGAGCGACTCCGGGATCATCTGCCCCAGCACGACCGGCAGCTTCGGCGCGCCGAGCGCGGTGCGCACGTAGGCCACGAACCCGTCCAGAGCTGCGGCGTAGGTGGCCGCGTCGATGCTCGCGGAGGCGTCGGATTCCCCCTGGATGCCGACGAGAGCGGCGAACTCCACGGCCGGGCTCGACTGCTTCGCCAGGTCACGGGCAGCCAGAGACAGGCTGACGAGACGGTCGGTGAGGTTGACCTGCCCGGTCCCGGGCGTCCACCCGACGAGCCAACGGTTGCCGCTGGAACCGCCCGCGTAGAACCCGGTCCCGAACCATGCGGCGGGGACGATGAGGACACGCACACCCGGGTTCGCGGCGGCGTACCGGCGGGCGAACACGAGAGCTGGGGACAGGCCCGTGGACCCGTCACCGAAACCGATCGGATCCTGAGCGGGCACGATGGTACCCACCCCGGTGCCCGCGGTCGGGAAGGCGAAGATCCGGGCATCCACCGGGTCAGCCGTGTAGTCCGTCCCCTGGGATGACTCGTTCGACTGCCCCCACGCGATGATGATCTTCCACGGAAGAGTCGAGATCCGCTGATCCGCGATCGCCTGCGCCAAGCCGACAGCGTCCGAAGCATTCTCAGCAAGCTCCTGCAGCGCAGCGATCGTTGTGCTGTCCGCGGTTGCCCACGGCAGTGCCGGCCACAGCGTCGCGCCGTCACCGATCTTCACCCGCATGAGCGTGAGGTCGATGCCCATCTCACCCTCGGCGAGGGGCACGGCAGCCGAGGCCCATGCCGCGGACGTGCCGCGCTTGAACTGGATCGGTCCTACGAGGTCAGCCACGAGCGGCCTCCTGATCTACGAGAGGGGGTGACGTCCACAGGGTGACGACGTCGATGACGAGGGGGTGATGCGGGTGAAGCCGTGGTAGCTGAGAGCGGCGACCGTCCAGGCGAGGACGGCCGCCGCGACGAGGACGCGGATCACTCGTTGTGCGCGCCGTCGACCCGCGTCGGCTTCTCGGTCGCGCGCTCGACGGCGGACGCCGTGCCACGGGTGATGAGCGTGTACGACGCCGACACGATGACGACGGAGAGCAGCATGAACAGCCAGATGTTGCCGATCGGCTCGCCCGTGATGTTCATGTAGAACAGCACGACGACGATCGCGAGGGCGACGGCGAAGGTGATCGAGACGACCTTCTTCTGCCACGGCTTCCGCACGAACGGCAGGAGCCCGTTCAGCGCTCCGATCGCGTACGGCGAGAAGAACGCGAGCAGCGTGAGGATGCCGGCGGGCGCGGCGGGAATAGCGATGTCCATGATGGTGTCCTTCCGGGACGGTGACGACCCCGGCGGACGCCGAGGTCAGGGCTTGTCGCGGTCAGGCCGCGATGGATAGGGATCGAGCTCGTCGGGATCCGTGCACGGCGCGTCGATGAAGCGCCGGCGGGCGATCGCGAGTGCCTCCTCGACGATCCGGGCCCACCGCTGCCACCACGCCGCATCGGCCACGGCGTCGTCGCGCGCCTCGATCGCGGTGTCCCGTTCAGCGCGCGCCTTGTCGCGCTCGGCGATCGCGGCGTCCACCTCGGCGCGCCGCTTCTGCAGGTGGCCCTTGCGGGCGTCACGGACCCAATCGAGGATCTTCACGAGCAGGCCACCGGAGGAGACCGCGATGATCAGCTTCACGAGGTCTTCGATGGTCACGTGGCGCTCACTTCCGGGGCTCGAACGTGTACTTCCTGATCAGCAGCCAGCGGACGAAGAAGAGCCCCGCGCCGAGCGCGATCCACCCCATCTGCGTGAGGCGCGACCCGGACTGCGAGAGGTGCAGCGACAGCACGACGATGAAGTAGATCGCCGCGCCGATCCAGATCATGACGATCGAGAGCCGCTCAGCGAACCACCAGCCCGGGAACACCGTCAGCAGGCCCCCGAACGAGCCCATGATTACGAACCCGGCCCACACGGCGGTGAGAGGTGTCCCGAGCGCGCCTTCGATCGACTGCGGCGGCCGCACGAGCGTCGCGAAGCCCGTCGCCAACGCGACGACGTAGAACACGAAGTAGGTCGCCTTCAGGTGTCTGGGTTCGGTGATCGACTCCCACGCCCGCCGCGCGCGAACGTGCAGGCTCACGAGTGCTCGCCCGGCTTGCCCTCGATGCTGTCGATCAGGGCGACGTCCTGCGGGCTGATCCCAGCGCGCACGTCACGGCCGATCGTCCGCGCCCAGATGGAGTGCACCTTCACGCGGGTGAACGACAGCCAGCTCTTGATCGTGGCGATCGACCGGATCGCGGTCGCGAGCTGGAACGTCTGGTCGCGGTCCGTCGAGGGGAACCCCTGCACCTGGTCGGTGAGGAACTCGACGTTCTGGATGACCTGCGCCGCATCGGCACCGCGCTCGTTGAGCGCGCGCCGGGCACCGCGGTAGGCCGCGTCCTCGATCTGCTGTTCGGATGCCATCTCGTCCCACTCCTTCGGGATCGGTGTTGCGTTGCCGGTTGATGCGGGCGAGCCGATGACGCCGAGCGCGCCCCAGAACGTCCAGTGCCACGGCTCGCCGAAGCCGAGGCCGTCGCAGGTGATGTTGTGCCGCGCGGCGATCTCTCGCGCGCGCAAGTGCGCCGTCGTGACCGCGTTGTACGGCCACGCCAGATCATCCGAGCGCCGCTTCTCGTGGTTCCCCGTGCCGGGAACCGCGACCGTGCCGGCGCTCGACCAGCGCACCCACCGGGTGCCGCCTCCGTACCCCCACGCGGAGCCGTCCCACCAGCGCACATCACCGAACGGGCCGCTCCCGGTCGCCTGCTGAAGAAACCGGGTCACGAACAGATCGACCTGCTCAGCGGGCTCACGGTCACCGGACACCACCGTGATCGGCGGAAGGCCGGCGGCCACGAGGTCGTCGGAGAACCGGCCGAACGCTTCCCGCGTGCCGGATGCCGCGTTGTGCTCGCCGTCGGCGTAGCGAATGCTCATCAGGCCCGCTCCCAGGAGGTGCGGAAGCCGATGACCTTGATGTTCGGGGCGTTGTTCTGGTTGAGGCGGATGTTGCCGTCCGGGGTGATGTACACGCCGAGGAACACCCAGAGCTCGGCGTCGTTGCGGGAGGCGCCGACCACCATGACCTCACGGCCGGGCCGGAATCCCACGGGCAGGATGCCCTGGATCGCCGTACCGAAGAATCCGCCGTCGTTCTTCGTGACGATCGCGTCGAGAGTGACCGTCGTCCCGGAGACGGTGAGGGAGTACGTCCACGTCGTCGAGGTCGGCACACCGGTCAGGACGCCGGGGATGCGGGCTCCGCCGATGACCTCGCCCTGCGGAGCGGACGCGGTCACCTGGTAGATGCGGCCGGTGTCGGTCTCGACGATCAGCCAGCCCACGGTCGTCTGCCCCGAGGTGAGGAGCGCACGCTGCGCGCTCGTGACCTTCAGCAGCCCGCCGACCTTCTCAGCCCAGTCGGCCGCGGCCTGCATGTCCGCCGTCGTCTGCGTCGGCGTCGGCGTGAACACCGGCTTGCCGAGCGCGTTCAGGGTGTTGCCCACGTGCTACCTCCAACTGATCCGGAGCGCACCGGACATGCCGTCCTGCGCCAACGATTTGAACTGCTCGTACCCGCCCTGATTCAGGCCGACCCCGAATCGGTCTCCGCCGGTCTTCAGCGCGTTGAACCATCCGGCCGGGTCCGGGGGTGTCTGCCACCCGCCGTCCGGGTTCCACACCGTGTACCCGCTCATCGCGGGCACGCCGCCCTTCGTCGCGTCGGAGTGGAGCGTGAACCGCGACCCGCCATAGCGGCGCCGGTCCCACGCAACGTAGAACTGCAGCGACACGAACTCGGCGCCCGCGGGGATCGTGTCCTTGATCTGCGACCCGTAGAACCACGCCCCGTACGTCGACTCCGAAGACCACGGCTGCGGCTGCCACCACCGCGCGCTCCCCCGGTCCGTCGACCCTGTGTCGATCGCGCGGAACTCCGCCGTCTTCACTTCACCACCGGAACCGCCGGAGGGGTCGGGGGCGGGCTCCTCCGGGTCGGGAACGTCGAGCAGGAGCGTGCACCACGGCTGCGACGACCAGTGGATACCGACCGTGTCCCCCGACGACGGCGCCGGGTCCGTAGGGGCGACGCTGAGCGTGTACGTCCCGAAGTCGGTCTGGACGACCGCTGACGTCTTCTCGGCGTTGATCGTCTCCACGACCCCGATTCCCGGCTTCGGGACCGTCGGGCCAATGAGACGCATCACCCCGTCGATCGCGAGAACCGTCACCGCCTCGTTGATCTGCGGCACCCAGGCCGTCGCGAACGGCACCGGGACACGCTGGTCGCCGAGGTCGACGAGCGCGTTCAGCCCGTCCGCGCCGACGTACCGGCCGGCACGAAACCCGGCCTCCGCCTTGCGGGCCGTCTCGCGGCGTGCAGCTTCGCCCACGGCGACCTCCTACCGGTCCGGGATGTCGACGGTGGTCATCGTCTGCCCGCCCTTGTGCGACAGGCTCGACACCCGGGCCAGGCCGCCGTCGAAGATCAGGACGTCGCCGACCTCGCGGAGCGGGTTGAACGGCTCCGTGATGGTTCGGCGGACGCCGCGGCGACGGGCGGAGCGCTCGAGCAGCCCTGCGGCGAACTCCTCGCACTGCTGCCGCGTCCGCAGGAACTCGGACTGGTAGCGGCGGGTCTTCCGCCCGAACGGGGACATGCTGTCTCCCGGGTTCGACACCCGCAGGAACCCCTCGGTGATGTCGGCGAACGCGTAGATCGGGTCGCCGGCATCATCCTTTCCCTCGACGACGACGCTGTTATAGGTCTGCTCGGCGGACATCGACACCGGCGCCGACACGAACCCGCGGATCTCGTCGACCGGGTCTCCCCACGCCTTCGGGATCGCGGTGAGCACACCGTCGGCGGTGAGGTGCGGCCACGCGCCCATCAGGTCGTAGAGCTTGTTCACAACCGCGGAGCGCTGCCCCTCGTAGACGATGCCGGAGGGCACCACTGCATCCGGGACTGAGCGGATCACCGGGAACCGGGTGACCGACTGGATCTCCTGCCACGCCGACGACGACTTCGCGCTCGTCGGCGCCCGGAACTCGTCCCGCGCGATCTTCGCCAGCCGGTCGGCGACGTTCACCGTGAACGACTCCCCCGCCGTGAACGGGATCCCCTGGAACAGCATCCGCCGGTCGTCGGCATCCGGGACGGAGTCGATGATGAGACGAGCCATCGGGATGCGGTCCTCGTACCGGCCGGCGCGGATGATGCAGTCGACCTGCAGCTCCGCACCGAACGGGGAGAACCAGTCGCCGATCTCCCGCGGGATCATCGACGACCCGAACACGTCCGACCACACCACGGGCACCGCCCCGGACGCCACGACGAACCGGGACATGTCCCAGCCGATCGCCGGTTCGTCGATCTGCAGCCCCTCGAGGCGCCGCTCGCCGTCGTACATGAGGTCGGCGGTCCAGATCTTCTCGATGCCGCCGCGGCCATCGGCGAGGTCCGCGAGGAGTTGGCGGGTGGTGTCGTTCGCAGCTCGCATCGACCCACCCGCCCCTCACGTTCAGCCGGCGGCGCCCGCCAGCGACCAGTCGGTGTCCATCTCGTCGTAGGACGCGTAGGCCGCGTCGCGCTCGTCGTAGGACGCGTAGGACACGTCGAGGTCGTCGTACGACAGCGGCGACACCTGCAGCCCGGGGGCCGGGCGCGCCACCTCGGCCAGGGTGGAGGAGAACTCCGCCCACCACTCGTCTCCGGTGTACCCGGCGTCGGTCTGCGTCAGCGTCTTCACGTGCCCGTAGAACCGGCGCGGCAGGATCCCCTGGTGCGACCGGATCAGCCACACCGGGAGCTGCGGGTCGTCCTGCGTCCCGAGCGTCGCCCAGAGCCGGTCGAACATGCCACGCCCGGCCACGCCGAACTGCACCGCGACTTCCTGCGCGGCCTGCCGAGGCCCCGCACCCACCAGGGACGGGAACACCGCGCCCTGCACGCGCACGAGCTCGCCGGGAGCTTCACGCGTCAGCGACGGCCACGACCCGGCCATGTTGACCACCGTCGCGTTGAGGTACGGATTCAGGGGCTGCTGCACCAGGCACCCGTCCTCGTCGCCCTCCCACGGCAGCAGCGTCGAACCGATCGGCACCCGCCCCACGGGCACCCCGCTAGCGAAGCACTCGACCTCGTACGCGGTGGTGACGTCGAACCCCGCCTCCACGTCGAGATGCCCGAACGCGGACGTCAGGGGCCGGCGGATCGCCCCCGGGACCATGTCGCTGCGGCCTTCGCTCGTCCACCACAGGGTGACCGTGTCCGTTCCGTCCGGGAGAGTCACCGACAGGCTCGCCGGAGACCCAGCGTCGAACCCGGCGCCCCCTGTCGAGGGCGAGCCTCCGTCGAACGAGTCCGGGCCCGTCGTGTCCGGGCCGCCCCCATCCCACGCGTCCGCCTCGGCGATGCTGATGCGGATGTGCGGGACGGGAGCGAAACCGGTCTCAGGGGTGAGGGTGGCGATCATTCCGACTTCCTTCCGCCGAGCCATGCCCGGTCGTCCTCGAACGCCGCCGCGCGCACCTCACCCCGCGCTTCCGCCTTCATGCGGCCGATGAGCGCACCATCCTGATCGACGAACACGAGAGTGCTCGGCGAGCCACCGGAGCGCATGAGGCCCCACTGCTCGTCCGTGAACACCGGCTCGGGCCGACCAGACAGGTTCATCGCGATGCCGCCGTGCGGCAGCCACCCGCCGTCGTCGTACAGCTTCGGGATGACCCCGCCGCCGGCCATCGCCAGGTGCACGTGGTTCCAGTGCTGCGCGCGGACCGCGTCCGACCAGCCATCGAACGGCTTCCCGTTCAGGAGCTGCCGACCGCCCGCGGGCGAGAAGATCAGCTCTGCGGCGTTCGGGAACAGCGCGGCCACCCGGTTGAAGGTGTCCATCGTCGCCGGGATCAGGTCGATCGCGCGCCCGAGAGCGTGGTACGACTGCCCGCCGTTCGCGGTGACCGCTCCCGGCCGGAGCGCGCTCGTGAGCGACACCCCGGGGAGCGCGGACTGCACGATCCGCCACATGGCTTCCCAGCCCATGCCGGCGCCGCCCGGAGCCGCCGCCGTCGGGAAGATCCCCGACAGCGCCTTCACCGTGTTCCCGGCGAGACCGGCGATCGTCTGCCCGAACAGGTTCTGACCCGACGCGAGCGGAGTGATGATGCCGTCGACGACATGCTTCTGGATCGCCTGCCCCGGGTTCGTGAGGAACTCCCACGCGACCGACGCGGCGCGCGAGATTGTGTCCCACACGTCCCCGGCGATCTGACCGACCCCGTCCCCCATCGGGAGACGTCCGGCGATCGCTGCAGCGTTCAGCGCGTCGACCCCAGCCTTCCCGCCGACAAGGCGGGTGAACTCGGGGCGCATGATCGCTTCGCCGCCAGAGAGCGCGAGGCCACCGCCTGTCGGCGACCAGAACTGGTGCACGTCACGACCCGGCGTGTATCCGGGCAGGACACCACCCGAGGCGAACTTGATCAGCGGTGCCTCGGGGAGGCGCATGTCCTCGATCTTCAGCGTGGTGACGAGGTCGTTCCAGAACGAGCGAAGCCCCTTGTTCCAGATCGCGTCCAGCACGAAGTTGATCGGGACCGCGGCGGCCTGCTTGATGCCCTCCCACGCCTTGCCGACGGCGTCCGCGGTCGCGCCGAACGCCTTCCCGATCGCGTCAACCGCGAGGCCGAGCGGCGAGAACACGTTGTCGCGCAGCCACGACCACCCCGCGCCGAGCACGGACATGATGCCCGCGAATACAGGGCGGATGATCGTGTCGTAGAGCCAGCCGAAGACGATGCCCCAGCCCTGGATCGCGAGCACGATGTAATCGACGATCGGCTGGATGATGGTCCGCCACACCCACGAGAAGATCTCGCCGATCTTCCCGAACACGGGCGACAGCACGTTCTCCCATAGCCAGACCGCGACCGCGCCCCAGAACCGGAAGTAGTTGATCACGAGCGTCCCGATGGGACTGATGACGTTGTCCCACAGCCACGAGAAGACCGCCCCGATCGCGGTGAACACCGGCGACAGGACGTTCTCCCACAGCCACGTCGCGGCCGCGCCGATCGCCCCCATCACGGTCGACCAGATCTGCTGCCCCAGCTCCGTCTGCGTGAAGAACCACACCAGCGCCCCCACGAGCGCCGTGATCGCGACGATGATGATGCCGATCGGGTTCGCCGACAGCGCCGCGTTCAGCAGCCACTGCCCAGCAGCGGCGACACGGGACGCGGTCGACGCCGCGAGCGTCGCGACGGTGCTGCGAGTGGTGGCCGCGGCCGCGACATTGGTGGATCCGGCAGCGGCAGCCTTCGCCAGTGCGAGTTCGCGCTCGATGCGGACCGAGTTGTTCCGCAGGATGTTGTTCGCGAAGTAGACCGGCGTCGCCGCGAGCTCCGCTCCGCGCAGCGCGAGCGTCGCGTTCGCGACCGCCGCCGACCCGACGCGCCAGGCGATGAACCCAGCCACGATCAGCGGCATGAACTGGATGATCGTGTCGACGTGGTCCGCCAGGAACGACAGGACCTGCGTGAGCACGTCGACGCCGCCCGCGGTGACCTTGGCCGCGGCCTGCCCCACCTTCGGGAGCTGCGCGCCGAACTCCGACAACGCCGGGGTCAGCGTCTGCAGAGACGCGCCGATGCTCGACGCCGCGCCGGAGAAGTCACCGGAGGTCAGCGACGAGAAGAACGACACCACGGCGTCGCGGAGCCCCCACAGGAACAGCACGATCCCGTCGTCCTCGGATACGTTGAACGCACGCGCGAACGCGCCCGAGAAGTCGCCCTTGACGACGTAGTCGTAGATGCCGACGATCCCGTCCCGGATCCGCAGGATGACGTCGACCGCCGTCGAGTCCTCCTCGAGGTTGAAGGCGTTGCGGAACTGCCCCGTGAAGTCGCCCTTCACGACGAGGTCGTAGATCCCGCGGACGCCGTCCTCCACCTTCGTGAAGTCGATCGCGGCGACCCAGGCGGTCATCCGGTCGATCCACGGGCCGAGCCATTCACCCAGCGCGGCACCCGCACGGGCGGCGATGTCCTCGAGCGGCCCGAGGGCCTTCGTGAGCGCCTGGATGCCGGGGGCGACCTTGGGGAACAGGCCCGACATGAGACCGGCACCGATCCGGCCGAGAGACGCGATGAAGTTCGCCCACGACCCCTTGACGGTGTTACCCATCTCGGACGCGACCGTGCCCGCCGCGGACGTCATCGCCTGCTGGAACTGGTCGAACCCGATCTCGCCCGCGGACGCCATCGAGAAGATCTCGTCCGTGGTCACGCCGAGCCGGGACGCGAGCGCCTGGTAGATCGGGATGCCACGCTGGGCGACCTGCTGCAGCGAGTCGTTCTGCGCCTTGCCGACGGATGCGACCTTGGCGTAGATGGAGCCCATCTCGCCGATGTCCGTGCCGGCGGCCGCGGCGCTGTTCGCGACGGATTTCAGCACGCCCTCGAGCTGTTGGCCGGGCTTGATCTGTGCGGCGACGAGCTGCGCGGCCACGGTGGACGCGTCGCCGAGTCCGAAGGCGGTGCCCTTGACGGCGGCGAGGGCGTTCGCCATGACGCCCTTGACGGTCTCCCCGTCGTTCCCGAGTCCGGTGAGCTTCGCCCGCGCGGTGTCGATCGCGTCGAGACGCTGGAAGCCCTTGAACAGGGCCGTGCCGAGCGCGGCGCCCGCGACGGCGCCGACACCGGCCTTGAGCACCCCGCCGATGCCGGAGAGGATGCTGGATCCGATGTTGCGGCCGGCGGACTCCGTCGCGGGCGCCGCGCGACCCAGCTCAGCCGCGATCTCGCGGGACGCGCCGGGCATCTTCACCGTCAGGGCGACGTAGGCGTTTGCGATCTCCACACCAGTGGGCACGGCGACCTCCGTCCTACGTCGTCGGCTGCGACCGCCTCCGGTCACGCGCTGCGTGCTTGCGTGCCTTCTCGGCCATGACGGCCTGCCGCGCGCGTGCCTCGTGAGCGGGCTCAGGCAGCTCGATGCGCTTGGGCTGCGGCCCGTTCGACCCGCCGGTGTGCCAGTCGAGGACCTCGAGCCGGTACACCGCCTCGCGCAGCAGGTGCGCCTCCGCGCTCAGCGCCGGCACCCCGCCCGTGTCGATCCACAGGGCGCAGCCGTGCGGCAGGTGCGCGATGTAGTCGCCGAGCTCGCGGGGTGTGCGCTCCGGCTCCGTCCGCCCGCCGGGCAGGAGCCGGAGTTGGTACTCGGCCTGCAGGGACGCCCGTAGGGCGCTCTCGTGATGGATGAGAGCGCCCACGAGCGTCAGGAGTTTGGGGACAGCGCCTGGAACAGGTCCATGACGAACGTCGACCCGGCCTCCGTGGTCACGCGGCCGTTCGCCCCCTTGAGCGCCTTCAGCACCTCGCGGTACTGGTCGCCGACGAGACGACGCAGCAGCGACGGGAGGCGGGAGGCGTCGTTGTCGTCCTGGACGGCGCGGATGTCGTCGAGCACCTCGAAGTCGTCCAGCGCCTCGTCGGGCACGTCAACGTCGATCGACCCGGTCGCCGTGGGCATCGTGACGCGACGGCCCGGCACCACCCGCACGACCGGCTTCTTGTCGTCGTCGAGCACGGGCTTTCCGGTGTCGTCGATCACGGGAAGCTCGATGTCGACCTTCTCGACCTTCAGCTTCACGGTCTCGCTCTTGTGGTCCTCGGGCACCTTGGCGCCTGCGGGGATGTTGGGCATGGCAGTCTCCTCCGACTGTGTGTGATCTCCGACGTGGAGCGTGTAGCGGTGGGCGGAGGCCGTCGGAGGCAACACCTCCGCCCACCGGTCTGTGTGCGGGCCGGTCAGTCGACCTGCGCGGCCGGCAGCGCGGGCTGCGGGTCGGGCGCGACGTCCTGCTCGTCGATCTCGTGACGTACCCCGAACCGGTCGAGGTGGTACGTCGACTCGACGGGCTTCTTCCGTCCGGCCATTACGCGGCCTCGACGTCCGTCGACAGGTGGATGTAGTCGCCGATGATCTCGCCCATGAAGGGGAACGCGGCGATGTCCGTGTTCGCGACGCGGTCGCCGTTCGGGGAGATCTCGAACCGCGGGATGATGAACCGGTCCTGGATCGTCTCGTCGTCGGCGTCGAACAGGTCGATGACGGCGGAGCGGATGGCGATCCGCTGCCCGGAGCTGCGCGTGGCCTTGCGGACACCCGCGGTCACGGTCACCGTCTTCTCCACGTAGCGGAGCGACTGCGTCTGCGCCTTCGTCTCGAGCGCGACGAACGCGATCGACGTGCCGCCCTCGTTCATGCGCGTACGGATGACCCGCTGCCCCTGGTGGCCGCGCTTCTTGTCCACGGAGCCGCTCAGGGACTCCGTGATGCCGTCGGTGTTGAGCCAGCCGACGTCCTCGAACGCGTCGTCCAGATCGCCCGTGAGGGTCGTCGGGAGAACCGTTCCGTAGGGCGCGAGGTGGATGGCGTCGGAGTCGGAACCGAAGATGCGGGCGAGATCCGCGTTCACGGTCATGTGTGTCTCTCTTTCGTGTGAGCCGGGCATGACCGGCGTGGCGTCCGCGCGGGCGCGCGGGCGAGTCAGCGGGCGGCTCGCACCCGGAGTCGGGCGGTGAACCGGTAGCGCGGGATCTCCGTAGTGGAGTCCGGCGCGAAGTAGGGGCGCGTGGCCTGCACGCGACGAACGAGCGGGAGCGCCGACGAGGCGTTCAGGAGAAGATCACGCACATGCAACGCGAGTAGCCCGGCGACCTCGTCGTCGGCGGCCCATGCCTCGATCGTGAGCTGCACGTCGTCCATCACCCGGTTCACGCCATCACCGCCGCTGCCCCAGACCCGCACGAACGTCTCGGGCCGCTCCGCGGGCACCCGCAGGCTGACAGGAACGTCGTCGAGCCGGTCGGCGAGGAACGCGATGACCTCGGCCTCGGTGTCCGTGAAATGCGTCATCGCTGCACCTGCCCGAGAGCCTGCTCGAGCACGGCGTCGCGCATCTGCCGACGCCGAGCCCGGTCAGACGTGGCCTGCACGTACCCGCGAGCGGTGTAGCGATGAGGGCGGGCGACGTACTCGAAGCCCTCCCCGGCAGCCGCCGCCATGCGGGCGCCGACCCGGTCGACCTCGGCTTGGACAGCGGGCGAGGTCATCACGACGTTCAGGCCGGCGAGATTGAGTTTCACGTTCCCGGCCACCACGTCTCCTATCCGTCGATGCGACCTGCTTCACTCGGTCGGTTCCAGCGCGTCGGGGCGCTGGCGAACGGCTGCGGGTCGCCGATGATCTTGAGCGGCTCGCTGCCGCGCACGATGACCCGGCATCCCGCGAGGGATCCCGTGAATGTCTTCGGCCACATCAGCGACCACATGACGCGGACGCCCGCGGGGCGCGCAGAGTCATCGACGTCGTCGCGCGGCCCCGGGGTGACCAGCACGTCATCGACGGTCTCGTCCTGCCATTGGATCTGCGGCTCGCGCCGGGAGTTGCGGCCCACTTCTTGCGGCCGCTGCACGATCACGCTCTCGCCGATCAGGACCGCCATCGGGGCCCCTGCTGCGAACTCGTGCCGCCGAGCTTCGTGGGGCGCAGGGAGCGCGCGACGGCGAGGTCCGCGGGCGACAGGGTCACCTGACCCCCGACCGCCCACGAGGCGAACGTGCCGCCCTCGCTCAGGGGTCCGGCGGTCTCCTGGAACTGGGTCATGCCCGCGCGGGCGCGCTTGTCGATGTCGAAGGCGCCCGCCACCGCTCCGGCTACGGTGGTGCGGACGATCTCGGGCACGGTTTCGTCGCCGAAGGAGTAGTCCACGCGCACGAATGCCGTCGTGCACCCGGTGATGGTGAGCACGGCGCCGAGACGGTTGAACCGGACGGGGTTACCGTCGTCGTCGGTGACGCTGTGAACCTCGACGACGGGTGTCTCCGGGAGGCGCACTTCGCCGGCGTGCGATCGGAGCCGGTTCGTGCGCCGCCCCGGAGTGAAGGTGCGCCGAGCCTCCATGCGGAACAGCTCGGACGCCTTCGCGATCGCGTCGCCGACGCGCTGCTGCTCGGAGGTGGTCAGGTCACGGCCCAGAGCCGCGACGACGTCCTCGCTTGCGGCGAGGGGCATGTACTCGTCAGCCATGACCTGACCCCCTTCCGAGTTAGGCGACGGTGATCGCCGGGGACGAACCGCCCGTGAACGAACCGGTCGCCGTGAAGGTGCCGATGCGCTCGTTGAACGTGACGGTCTTCGCGTTGCCGGGGAACGTGCCGCCGGAGACGGTCGCACCGGAGACGCCGGTGAGCTCGTTGATCTCCTTCGCGATGTCCGCGTTCGACGCGTTGTAGGCGATCGCGTCGGTCGTCTGACCGTCGATCGTGAGCGTGAACGTGCCGCCGGTCGGGGTGCCCGTGATGGTCACCGTGTAGGTGGCCTTCTCCGAACCGCCCGCGCCGAAGGTGACCTTGATCGCGCGCTGGAACTTCAGCACGACCGCGTCGTTCTCGTCGCGCACGATCGACCCGTCGGGCGCCTGCTCGGGGTCGAGCACGGCCGTCGCACCTGCGAAGGCGTGAACGATCGAACGGTCCTTGAGGTGGTCGCTGTCGTAGTCCCACAGCTGGGTGACGGCGAGACCGTTGCCCGCGGCGACGCCGCCGCCCTTCGCGACGCCGTTGGGCACCGCGGGAGCGACCGTCGCGATGGCGATGGCGGTCTCGTGCACGAAGTACGACTCGTCGTCGCCGAGCGCGTCGAGCTCGACGATCGTCCAGCCGCCGAGGCGACCGACGACACCCTCGCGGAGCGCCTCGGGAAGCCCCGCGGCGTCCACCTCGAGCAGCTTGTCGTGCGTCGCGATAGCCTCCGACACGTTCGCGCCGACGAGCCAGTAGCGACCCGACAGCGGCCAGTGCGCCTTCTGCGCGAGCTTGCGCGCGCGGACGGCGACCTTGCGAGCGTCGTTCTCGACCGCCGTGCTCGACGCGGTGTTGAACGTCACCCCGAAGACGAACGACGCCGCGCGCAGCGCGCCGACGACGATGCCCTCGAAGAAGTCGAGGATCGCCTGCACCTGCGGCGCCTGGACGTCACGGACGTAGTCGACCTCGTCGAGCGTCTCCTCCTCCGGCGACAGCGCGACCGCGCTGTAGATGTGGCGGTTCAGCGCCACCTGGATCTTGGAGTTGGCCAGACGGTCGACGACGATCAGGTCGTCGCCACGCCACGGCTTCTCGCGCGCGACGAGCACGGCGGGCCGCTTGATGTTGACGACGTCGCCCTCGGCGCCCTTGAAGTCCGAGATGCCGAACCTGTAGGTGAACAGGCCGGGGGCCTTCACCTGCTTGCGGAGCAGGGCGAGCGCGGTGGCCGCGAGCTTCTGCCCCTTGACGAAGATGTTTGCCACGATTCCTCCTCAGGATGGTTGGTGGCCCGTGAGCGTTCGTGGCGAACGTCTCCGGGGGTGTCAGCGGGCGGTCGCCGCGCTGACGATGTCCTCCACCGACATGTCGCCGGTCTTGATCTGTTCGCCCTCGCCCTGCCCAGCCGCGGACGGCGCGGGATCCTTCTTGGGCAGGATCGCGAGCAGCTCGTCGGCGTGCGCCTCGAGCTCCTCTTTGGTGGACCCGCGAAGCGCGGAGACGGGCACGCCCTTCTCCTTCGCGACCTCCGCCGCCGTTGCGGCTGCGGCGTCCTTCGCTTCCCGGTCGGCGAGCTTCTTCTCGGCGGCTTCGGCACGAGCGAGGAGTTTCTCCTGCTCGGTCTTGTTCGCCTCTTCGAGCTCGTCGAACTTCTTGGCCTTCTCGGCGTTGGCCTTGGCCTGCTCCTCGTTCTTGCGGGAGAGGGCCTTCCACTTCTCGGCTTCGGCGCGCGCCTTCTCGAGGTCGCTGTCGCCGCCCGTTTCGGGCTTCTTCTCGCCGCCGTCGCCGCCCTGGTCACCGTCGAGGTAGCGCAGGAACGGGCGGTGCCAACTCGGGGTCGGCAGCGGTCCGAGGGTGGGTCGGATGTTGGACATGATGGGTTCCCCGTTTCGGAGTGATGGATGGCTTCCCCGTTTCGGGGTCGCCGGATACCCGCGGGTGCGGGTGGTCGAATGCGCCTGGCGTCAGGCTGCGGTGATCGCGCCGGCCGCCGCCTGCGCCTGTTCCAGCTCGCGGCTGCGGTTGGTCTCCTCGGCCTCGATCTCGTCCGGGGACATGCCCCAGATGTTCTCGTCGATCCACCGCTGGGATCGCCCCGATGCCTTCGCAGCGAGGGCCGCGGCGGCCTTCTCGGTGAGGGAGACGTGCTCAGGCGGCTCGAAAGTCACCTTGATGGTGTCGCCGTCATCGAGCGCGAGGATGCGGAGTGCTGCGAGCAGAGCGGCTTCCATCGGGGCGCCGCACCGATGGATGCGGTCCTTCGCCTTCTGGATCTCGCCCTTGTGCGAGTTCTCGGCGCCGGCGGCGGACTGGTTCTGCCCCTCGGGGATGAACACGTCGATCGGGGTGCGCATGACCGCGGCGAAGTCTCGCGCGTCGGTCTTCTCGCCGTCCAGCAGGGGGCGGATGTCGACCTCTTTCGACTCCCAGATGTCGATGCCCTCGGGAAGGTCGATGAGCGCTCCGGGCGCGAAGTCCAGCCGCTTCGCCCAGTCGATCTCGTTGCCGTCGTCGTCCGTGTCGGGGAGGTTCTTCATCGCCCGAGCGCGGAATGCCTGGTAGGCGGTGACGACGAGGCGCTGCAGCTTGCCGAGGTTGATGCGGTCGATGACGTCGATGTGCGGCTCGAACTCGGCGACGCCGTCCTGGTTCTCCATCGCGAACACCGGGACCGGCCCGTCGTACACTTCGGGCTCGCCGTCGAGTTCCCACCCTTCGGCGATCGTGCCGCGGATCGTCCCGCTGTCGGTCTTCACGCTGCGGGAGAACCGCTGCCGCACGCCGGGCACCCACACCTGGGCGAAGTCCTTCTCCGCGTCGTTGTCGCGCCACGCCAGCAGAGCGGCCCGCGCGCGCCACGGCTGCGCCGGGTCGGGTGCGGTGATGACCTTCTCCGGCGGCTCCGAGGTGATGATCGGCTCGCCGTCGCGGATGCCGGTGATGAGGTAGCCGTACCGGACCGACAGCATGTTGAGGATCGCGTCTGCGAACACCACCGAGAGGCGGTTGTCGCGCCACACCTTGCGGAGGGCGAGCACCGCGGGGCTCTTCTGCGACGATCCGACAGCCACTCCCGTGGGGACGATGCGACCGGCGAGGGACTGGCAGGCGAGTCCGGCGTAGTTCGTGCGCGCCTTCTTCTGGAACGCCTTCCACGCGTCGCGGGTGTTCTGCCCCATCTCCGGCATCGGCGCGTTGCCGGACGCGTACGCGCGCAGCTCGGCGATCTTCTCGGCGCGGGCGTCCATCCGCTTGGCCAGGATGGGGAGCCACTCCTCCGGCGTGCTGGCCATCGGCCACCCCCTATCTGAGCTGTCGCGGCATCCGGCGCCGCGAGCTCGCGGTCACGCCCTTACCGATCGCGTCGTTGCCAGCGGCATAGGCGAACGCAGCCCCGTAGGTCGCGTCGATCTTGCCGTAGTCCTGGTTGTCGTCGGCCTTCTTCAGCACGTACCCGGACCGGCGCGGGTCACGGCGCGCGTTCAAGAAGTGCCGGATCACCGCCGGGTCGCCGTCGAAGGTGACCTCAACCTGCCGGATCGCGGAGTAGAGCTGCTCGAACGTCTCGCACGTGCGGGTGACGTCCTTCTGCTTCCACCGGATCGGCTCCGGCACGCTCATCTTCGCCTTCAGCCGCTTGTGGTGCGTGGCCTCCCACGACTTCACCTCGCCCGCCCAACCGGCGGACGGGTCGGCGTAGAACCCGACCACGTTGTACTCGCGGAACGCTTTCGCCACGGCCTGCTCGATCTCGAGCTTCGGCGGCCGCCACCCTTCACCGGCGGGCCCATCGGGCTGTTCCCACAGGCCGATGAGGAAGAAGTGCCGCTGCGACACGGAGTAGCCCATGAGCACGGTCGAGTCGGCGAGGTGCTTGTCCTTGCGCCCCTCGGACCCGTCGAACCCGAGCGTCACGGGCTCGGAGCGCCCTACGGTCTTCCCGCGGCCGGCGTCCACGCACGCGCGGATCTCCGGGTCGGTGACGTACGCGTCGCGCGCGGCGTCGATCTGGTTGAGGAAATCCGCGCGCATCACCGCGGGGTCGTTGGCGGTGTCGAAGAAGTCCAGCGCGCCGCGGTGCACGTCGAACCAGCCCGGAGCGCACGGCGGATCGTGCAGCAGGCACCCGTCGGGGTGGTTCGCCGAGTCGCCATACGCGACGCGGAGGCCGTGCACGAGAGAGTCCATGTCGTCGATCTGCGTGCTCGCCGGCGCGGGCCGGTGATCGAAGTAGATCGAGTGGACGTCCTCGAGGTTCTTGTACTTGCCCGACTGGATGTCGTTCCAGAACTCGAACGACTGCTCCGCCACCGACCGCTCACCGAGCGTGTACGCGTTCGGGGTCTCGATCGTGACGCCGCCGAGCTTCGTCGCGTTGTTGCGGAGGGTCTGGGCGAGCTTCACGCCGCCGTTCGAACGCAGCCACGTCTCCGTCTGGTCCATCGACGCCGCGACAGCCTTGAAGCCCTTGATCGTCGTCGCCGACGACGTGATCGGCACGATGCGGCCGCGCTCGAGAGCGACGAAGGAGTCCATCGGGTCGAGGTTGAACTCGTCGACCGCGGACCCCTGGCGGAGCATCTCGAGGAGCGGCTCCCAGGTGTTCTTGGTCTGCTCCTCCGACACCGCGGCGATCGCGACGTACGGGGTGCGAACCCGTGACCACGGCTTGCCGACCGGCTGCCCGTCGGCGTCCCACCCGTCGGGCACGACGTCGAAGATGCCCTCGGCGATCATGATGCCGCCGACAAACGGGGACTTGCCCCACCCGCGCGGACGGATCAGCGCGGCACGATGGATCACGCGGCGGCCGGTGACCGGGTCGATGCGGTAGAGCTCGTTCAGGAACTCCTGCTGCTCGATCGTGAGGACGAACGGGTCGAAGATGTCGTCGTCGCCGGCGTCCGGGCGCCCGAGGTAGGTCGCCATCTGATCGGCGATCGACCATCCCAGCGTCGGGAAGTCGCCCTCGAACTGCGGCACCCACGGCATCAGGCGGAATCCTTCCTCGTGATACCGCGCATCCGGTCACGCGACGACACCGCACGGTCGACGCGCTCGGCGGACTCGACCTCGGCGGTCGTCGCGAGCGCGAACTGCATCCGCAGACGGGCGCGGTCCTCGGGGGTGAACCCGTACTTGGCCTCACGGAGCCGCAGCTCGCCGGCGAGCTTGACGTCGCCCTTCCAGAACTGCGCGTGGATCATCGCCGTCTCGGCGAGATACGCCCAGTCCATCTCAGTGAACTCCACCGCAAGCGGATGCCGAGCGAGCATCTCCCACCAGCTCTTGGTCGTGGCAGGCCACGTGAATCGCCTCTTGACGATGACAGGGGCGCCGTCTTCGTCCTTCCCGAGGTTCACATCTACGTAGAACGTCGGCAACTTCGGCTGTTCGGTGGGCTGGATCTGCAGAACCCGCAGCTCGACCGCATCCTTGTTCCGACGGGCGCGTTTGCTCGCGTCCTTCGGTGCGGGGCCTCGTCCTGGCATGCGTCACACCCCGTTTCGGGTCGCCTCTCGACCCCATTTCGGGCTCGACGGCACGAGACGGACGCGCTCCACGCGCGCAGGCGGCTCGGATGCGTTCGGAAGAATCCCCAGACCCGTACAAACTGCGAATTTCAGCCCCGGCCGCGAAGGGAGGACCGGGGGCCAGGGGTCCCCGGGTGGGTCTGGGAGGTCGTCAGCGTCTGCCTGGGTGCCGTTCTCGCGGGTGGCGTGCTGATGGGCCTTGCGCGGCGCGGCGGGCTGTGGCGGCCTCCTGCTGTGTCTCCCTGTTGTGGTGCCAGTGGCACAGTGTGCGGACGTCGGCGACTGTGGTGCGTTCGCCTGGTGTCCAGCGCTTCAGGTGCGCGGCTTGCAGGTTGTCCGTCGCTGGGCAGCGTGTGCCGTCCGACAGCATCGCGACGCAGCGGTGACCGTCACGCTCGAGACACGCGGCGCGCACGGACGCGGGCACGTGAGTCGGTCGGCTGTTCTCCCACGGCATCGCGCTCTCCGATCATTCGAAGCGGGCGGCGACGTATGCGCCGAGTCCACCGGATGCGCTGATGCTCTGCTCGGCGGGGGCGATGATGTCTCGGCCGGCGCGTGCGGACTGTTCGAGCTGGGCGTTCGTCCATTCGGCTCCGACCACCCAGGCGACCACGAAGGGCTCCTCGGTCGGGCGGATGGTCCGGAGGTACTCGGTGATCGCACGCCCCATAGCATCCCGGGCGGCTTGCACCTCGGGGGCGAAGTAGTCGTACGAGGGGGTGTCTTCGTCGTCGTCCACGGTCAGTCGCTCCCCCGCACGATCGACTCGCCGTCGTCGTCCGGCACCTGTCCAGAAGTGGACACCTCGGGGCGGTCAGGCTTGGACATCACATGCTCCTCGTCGGGGTCGGTCAGAGGCGGTATCCAAGGGCGTCGCAGTGACAGGTTTGGGGCGTTCGGTAGCTGCTGCTGCCCTGCGCGCGTTTGACCGGGTTACTTGGTTACTTATTCAAAGAGCTGACACGATCCCCGGTACTTGTCACTACTTGTCACTGTGGGGCAAGGAATCGCGTGATTACGCGACTGGATGGAGTGACAGGTGTGTTTTTGAACCTGTCACGAACTTGTCACTGTCCGCGAAACCTGTCACTGGTGCCGGTTGAGGGCAGTGACAGGTTTGTGTGGGTTTCTCGAGAGGCACCGGCGGAGTGTTCCGGGGCGCCTCTCGAGGCGGTGCAGGTGCTCTCCGCCGGGAAGTCCCGTGGCCGGCGGTTGCGCGGTGCGGGAGCCCTTCGCGTCCCTGGCTGGGTGCGTTGACACCGGTCTGGGTGCCCTGGGGCCGGGAGGAGCGGCGCGGCAGGCCCCCCGAATTGGGCGTGCGGCGGCGTGGTCTGTCTCGACTCCCGGCTCCGGGGTGTCTTGGTGAGCACGAGACCCCCAGGGCTGTGCCGTCCGGGGGTCTCGATGCCTGGTGTCTGGGTGCGACACCGTTCCAACTATCAAGGTAGGGGGTGACAGAACGTGGCTGTCAAGCGCGGGTGGGGTGGGTTTCAGGCGGTGCGGAATCGGGCTGTGGTGAGGGCGTCGTTGCGGCGTTGTTCGACGGCGGCGATGACGTCGGCGACGCGGTCGGGCCAGAGGTGGGCGTAGGTGTTGAGGGTTTCGGTGGCGTCTTTGTGGCCGAGCATCTGTTGCACGAGTTTGACGTCGGCGCCGGCGGCGATGGCGTTGGTCGCGGCGACGTGGCGGAGGTCGTGGACGGACATGGTCGTGGCGAGGCCGGCGGCGATGCGGGTCTTGCGCCAGACCCGGTTGTACCAGTTGGTGCCGTCGATGGCACCGCCGCGGGCGGCGGTGAAGACGAAGTCGTCGGGGGCCCCGGCCGCGGTGAGGTCGGCGAGTTCTGCCATGAGGAACGTGGGGATGGGGATCCAGCGTTTCTCCCAGGTCTTGACGGGGCCGAGCTTGCGGCGGCCTTCGCGGTCGACTGTCCAGGTGCGGTGGATGCGCGCGCGCTGATGGGTGGGCTCGAGGTCACGGACGCGAAGGGCGGTGGCTTCGCCGATGCGGGGCCCGCTATACGCGAGGAGCAAGAGCAGGGCGCGGTCGACGGGGCGGCCGGTGAGTTCGCGGGCGGTGTCGGCGAGGGTTTCGATGTCGAGGTGCGTGAGGTGTGGGAGGTCGTGCTCGAGGTCCCCTTCGCTGCGGGGTAGCTCGACGTTGGCGAGCGGGTTGCGGCCGATGATGCTCTCGGCGACGGCGTAGCGGAGAGGGCCGCCGAACGTGGATCGGACGATGTGGCCGAGGTAGGCGGGCGCCATCTTTGCAGGCACGCGGGCGGTCTGTTTGATGTGGTGGTTGACGTCGAACACGTGGGGCGCGGTGCCGTCGCGCAGATGCAGGATCCACGCGTCGATCTGGGGGCGGGTGATCGCGCCGATCGGGGTGGCGCCCCATTTCGGGAGGACGTAGTTGTCGAGCTCGCGCCGGTAGCGGCGCCACGTGGAGTCCTTGATCCGGTTCTTCGACGCGAGCCATGCTTCCGCGATCGCGGCGAAGGTCTGTTCGCGGGCGGAGGGGTCGATGTACCGGTCGGAGCGGATGTCGTCTTCGAGGGAGGCGGTGAACGTCTCAGCGTCGCTTCGTCGGGGGAAGAGCCGTTTGCGTTGGGTGCCGTCGGGTTCGTACCAGCCGGCTTCCCACCGGGATCCTCTGCCGAACTTCGTGGTGCGGAAGTGTTCGGGGAGGGTCTTGAGTGCGCGGAGTTGGGCGCTGGTGGGGCTGATCTTGGTGGTGGTCCCGTCGGGCATGGTGACGGTGGCGTCTTTGACCCACCTGTCGGTGATCCAGGCGCGTGCCATCAGGCGATGTTCTCGCGGTGGGTGAACATGCCGGCGCCCATCTTCGGTTGTACGTAGACGGTGTTGCCGAGGCGGAGTAGGACGCGTTGGAACGCTTCGAGGGTGGAGCGCATGACGCCGAGGTCGAGGGACATCGCGCCGAGGTGGCCGGCGTGGAGCGCTTCGACGTGTCGGTAGTCGTCGAGGGTGATGAGGCGCAGCGCGCCCCATTCTTCGGCGGCGCGTTCCTGCTTCGCGTGCACGGGCCCGAATCGGGTGGGTGTGTGTGCGAGGGCGTGGTGGCCGAGTTCGTGGGCGAGGACGCACCGGTGGAGGCGGGCGTTCATGCCGGGGCGGAGGCGGGTGAGCCTGCGGTCGACCCAGGATTGGCCGTCGTTGCCGTCTCGTACGCGGCCGTACTCGATGCGGATGCCGCCCTGTCGGGCGAGGTCCTCGAGGTACGTGTCGATAGGTGTCATTGCTCGTCGGTGGGTTCGGGGTCGGTGGGGCGGGCTACGGCGTCGAGGTCATCCTCTGCGGGGGCTCCGACATCGGCGCCGAACCGGCCGCGGACGACGTTGTCGGGGGTTGCTTCGATCGCGCGTTGAGCGCGGACGATCAGGTCGGTGGGTTCGAGCTCGAGCGCTTGGGCGATCGCGAGCAGGTCGGTGATCGTGAGCGTGACGCGCTTGCCCGTCTTCGAGTTGCCGCCGTCGAGCCGGTCGGACATGTACTGCGACGACTTCTGGATGAGACGGCCGAGGCCGCGTGAAGAGAGATCGCGGCGGCCCATCTCGGCCTTGATCTCAGAGACCAAGGCTTCGGAGAAGTTCTGCGGGTAGTCAGTGTCCACGGGTCCCGAGTCTGCCCTACTGCATGAATTCTCGTCAAGATGCATGGCATTGTTGACACCGCATGAATGACCATGCAATCTAGTCCGCATGGAACTTCATGCAAGCGACGCGGCTGGCATCCGGCTCGCCTCCCAGCGGGTCGCGGCGGAGCTTCGCGCCGAGCTCGCTCGGCAGAAACGCAGTGGCCGCGAGCTGTCCGTCGTGCTCGGTATCTCAGAGCACACCATGGGCCGTCGCCTCAACGGTGAGACGCCGTTCAACATGGTCGAGCTGGCTGCCGCGTGCCTGTGGCTGGGCATCAGCCTCACCGATCTGATTCGTCGCGCAGAGGCTGCGGAGCTGGCGTCATGAGCCTCGTCGCACTCCCACAGCCCGACCCGCACGCGGTCGATGAGCCGTCGGGTTTCGAGGATCTGCCCGCGGTGATGTCTCCGCGTGTGCTCGCCGAGGTTCTCGACGTGACGCCGCGGACGCTTGAGCGGTGGCGGGTCGACAAGATCGGCCCCGCCTGGATGAGCCTGCCCGGATCGAGCCTCATCCGGTACGGCCGCGCTGACGTCGTCGCCTGGCTGGCTGCGGCCCGGGTGGAGGTGACCCGGTGAGCGTGTGTCGGTTCCTGGCCGCCGCGACCGTCGTCATCGTCGCGGTGCTGCTCGTCCCGGCGGCACTGGTGCCGGGCGTGAACAGCGCGGACCTGATGGTCATCGCCGCGCCGCTCGTTCTCGTCTGGATCTGCGCGCCGCATGCGCGCTACGAGCCGCCCGCCGGTGGGCCGACTGCCCCCACTGACGTCCCCCACGTCGCCGAGCCCCCGGCGGGCCCCACCCCCTAGCCGTCCACGGCACCTGGCGCGCACGCGCGCACTCCCCTCTCCCCCTTTCTTGTTGTGAAGTCCCTGGAGTCCCGATGTCTCGTGTTCTCGTTCGTCCCCCGAAGTCGCTCGCTCGCCTCCCGTACCGTGCTCGCCGAGCCCCGCAGCACGACGATGTCGTCGCCGCTGTCGTCGAAGTGAAGCCGGTCCCCCGAGTGCTCCTTGTCCTTCCCGCCGTGATCGGTGCGCTCGCGATCGCCGAGCTCGTGGTAGCCGTCGTGGTGACGCTGTGACGATCGTGGTGGGTATCGATCCGAGCCTCACGTGCACGGGTATCGCGGTCATGGACGGCGTCGAGGTGTCCACGCGGCGGTTCGTGTCGCCGAACATCGGGGCGACGCTCCTCGCTCGCCGGAACCGGATCCGCCGCGCCGTCGACCCGATCCTCACGTTCCTGCCCGCCCGGTTCGACGTCGCCGTGATCGAGGTGCCGCACTCGCGGCAGCAGTACGGCGCGCAGAACGAACGCATCGCCCTCTACTGGTTCCTCGTTGACCAGCTGATCGCCCGCGGCCCGATCGTCGAGGTCGCACCGTCCCAGCGGGCGAAGCTCGCCACAGGCAACGGCCGCGCCTCGAAGGACGACGTCATCGCCGCGACGCGGGCCGCTTTCCCCGACGCGCGGATCCCGGACGACAACGTCGCCGACGCCGTCAGCCTCGCGTGGGCTGGCGCCCGCTGGGCAGGTGTGCCGACGCCCGAGTACTCCCCCGAGCAGGAGGGCGCGTTCACGCGCCTGTCCTGGCCCGCCCGAAACACCCCAATCGTCTGAGAGGACACCCTGCCCATGGTCAAGCTCGCCCCGTCGCTCCCGAAGGAGTACGACGACAACGGCATCGAATCGAACGGCCGGCACCTGTTGGCCGCGTACCCGAAGCAGACGTATCTCGCCGTCGTCGGCCTCGTGCGCACGAAGGAGATCACCGAGAACGAGAACTTCGAGCGCATCCCGAAGATCGAGTTCGTCGCGATCGAGCTCGCCGTCGACGGCGACGACGACGCGGACGTGCGGCAGCTGCTGCAGCGTCTGCACGACGCCCGCGTACAGCACATCAAGCAGCCCCTCGACCTGCCCGACGAGGGCGACGTGCCAGAGCCCGCGGCGCCCCTCGAGCTGGAGGCGTCGACCGGGCAGTACACGCTCACCGTCGTCGACCAGCCCGCCGGGAAGTTCTCGGTCGAGCTGCGCTCACCTTCCGGCGCGCTCGTCCTCTCTCGCGGCGCGCTCCCCACGGCGGACTACGACGCCCCGTTCCCCGGCCGGTACCAGGTCGGGCAGCTCGGCGGCCCGCTGGGTGAGCTCGCGGCGCTCCTCGTGCAGGAGTTCGAGCAGGGGTTCACCACCGACCCCGAAGACGTCGTCGACGCCGAACTCGTCGACGAGAACCCCACCACCACCGATGCCGAGGAGGCATGACCATGAGCAGCACCGCCCCCATCACTCCGATCAACCAGGTCAAGCAGCGGCAGCAGACGACCGAGGAACTCGTCGCCCACCGCGCGTCTCTCAAGGCCGACGCCGAGCACATCGCGGAGCGCATCGCGCAGATCGATGCGCAGCTGGTCGAGCGGCTGGCCGTCGGGACGCACGACATCGACGGCACGAAGGTGCAGGTGCGGGAGTACTCGCGCCTCGACACCGACTGGGTCGCCGCGGAGTACCCGCAGGCGGACTACCCGCAGCTCTACAAGACGACCACGGGTGTCGATCTTGCCGCGGTGAAGAAGCAGTTCGCGCCGGCCGTGCTCGAGGAGCACCAGGTCCGCGGCGCGAAGTCCGTCGTCGTCAAGTAAGCGCGACCGCCGCGACGGCCTACACACCGGGTTCGAGTCCCGGGGCGGCACCACCCAACGAGAGCAGAAAGGACAGGACATGCCGAAGACACTCACCTTCACCGGCACCCTCACGATCACGCACTGCGGCGTGTGCCAGATCCCGCATGCGATCCCGACCGAGATGTACGACGACCGGCTCGCGAACGGCGGCGAATGGCACTGCCCGAATGGACACAAGCTGCACTTCATCACGACCCGCGCCGACGAACTGGAGCGGCAGGCCGCGGCCGCGAAGCGTCAGCTGACGTTGGCGCGAGCGTCTCGTGATGCTGCGCGCGATCAGGCCGCTGCGGCCCATCGCTCAGCGATCGCGTACAAGGGCCACGTCACGCGGCTCCGCAACCGCATCGCGAACGGCGTCTGTCCCGTCGCCGGATGCCGGCGACACTTCGACAACGTCCAGGCGCACATCACGGGTCAGCACCCGGAGTGGGCCGCGGAGCACCCCGAGGCGTTGTCATGACCGACCGCATCGACCACGTCGCCGAGACTCTTCGCCTCGCCGACCTCAGCCAGTACCCAAACACCGGCGACCCCGCGGTCGGCGCCCTGTACATCGGAGCGGCCCAGGTACACGCGACGCTCGCTCTCGTCGAGCAGCAGCGCATCGCAAACCTCATTGCTCTCGTCGCGCTCAGCGGAAACGAGGAGGTGCAGGAGTCGAGTTTCGACGAGGGTTCGACGCTGTCGTCCGCCGGCATGCACGCGCTCATCGAGTACGTGCGCACGCCAGCCACGCCGTTCAGCGACCCCGATGACGTGCCGGAGATTCGCGCTGGAATTCGAGAGGCGCTGGGGCTGTGACGACCGTGGAGGACCTGTATCTCGGGGTGATCCGGGATGGAATCACGCGGCATCCGCGGTCGCTGCAGAAGCGCATCGGTCCGTCGGAGATCGGCAAGCCCTGCGACCGGTGGATCCTGCACAAGCTGAACGGCGACGGCGAGCCGGACCGCGGCCCTGCGTGGAAGCCGGCGATCGGCACGGCGGTGCATGACCAGCTCGAGCGCTGGTTCGACGCCGCGAACCGGCACGGCGGCGAGGTCGAGCACGCCGAGTGGATCACCGAGTGGCAGGTCACCGTCGGCACCATCGGCGGGGCGAGCATCACCGGTCACTCTGACCTGTTCCACGTCCCCACCGGCACGGTGATCGATCACAAGGTCGTCGGCCCGAAGCAGCTCACGAAGTACCGCATCCACGGCCCCAGCCAGCAGTACCGGGTGCAGGCGCACCTCTACGGCAAGGGCTTCACCGACGACGGCGGATGGGGCCCATGCCGCACCGTGGCGATCGCGTTCCTCCCCCGCGACGGTGAGCTGCAGAACGCCGTGTTCTGGTCCGAGCCGTACAACCCGCACCTCGCGGCCGAGGCGATGCTGCGCGCGAACCGCCTGAACCTGCTGCTGCAGGTCGCGGGGCTCGAGGGGGCGCTCGCGGCGTCGCCGCTGTGCGAAGACGAGTGGTGCACGTGGTGCCGGACGGAGCGGCGCGAGCAGCAGCGCGCCGCGGGCGGGTCGCTGTTCGACGTCGGCGAGCTCCGCGTCGTCCCGGATGCCGCGCCGGTGCCGTCGCCGGGGAACGCGGTCCCCGCGCTGGCCGAGCTCCTGCCGCCGCGCACATGCCCGGGGTGTGGGTGGCAGAGCCACGAGCTACCGGAG